GAACCTTTTCGCTAGCTTCGGATCCGTCGCGTACAGATACCTCATTTGTGCTTTGCTTTTGAACGGCATCCTCTTTTGGTTTTTGTGGTTTATCTAAATTTACTTTGTAAACACCATCAGGTTGCAAACCATAATCAGGGCTTACTTCTCCTTCTTTTACAGCTGTTTCTAAAACAGCAGCTTCTTTTTCTTGCGGTGTAGTTTCTTGTTTGTCTTCAACCGCTTTAACTTGTACTTGTTCTTCCATAATATATAATAAAATAATTAAACTATTGTTTACTTAGGCTCAAATCTTGATAAATCAAACCCACCTAATACATCGTTTCCTTTAGATTCAAAAGATTTTTTAGGTTTTTCTGTTGCCGGCGGACCGGTTATTTTTGAAACAGCTATTTTTTCTTTAGTAGCGTTTTGTTTTTCAACTAATTCTTTTTGTGCTTGTAATTCTAATGCTTTTAATTGTACATTAAGATCATACTCAAATTGCATTAATTCTCTTTTAGTTCTTGCCTCAACTTCTAATTTTTTAATATCAAATTCATTTTCAGCATTTGATACTTGTATTTTAGAATCTGTTTTTATTTGTTCGGCTTGTGCTTTAGCTTGTTCAATTTGTATTTGCGCTTGTCCTTGAGCCTCAGCTTGTGCTACAGATGCAGCTTGTGATTTTTGTTGATCAGTTGCATCTTTTTTAATTCTTCTAAACTTTAATAATTGATTAGCTAATTTTGTATTATTAATTGCTCTGATATCAATTGCATCTTCTAAAAATATACTATTTTGTGCCAATGCTGCTTGTATATTAGCTTCTAATAATGATTTTTCTTCTACGTCAGGCTCAAGCTCTAAAAATATACCAAAGTCATGCATATGCAGTTCTTTTAACTCTTCTAAAGAACCTACAGTAAATTTACCTAATGCCGATATAAATGCTTTTTTCTGAGGATGATAATTTAAAACATCTTTAAATCTTAAAGAAATTGCTTCAGCTAATGATAAAGTAACATACATGCTGCTGTGTAATATATGCCTTGTTGCAGTATTACTATTTGCAGCCGCTAATTTTTGTACTCCTACTAAAGCTTTAGGGTCTGGATCAGAACCATCTCTTGCTTCATTAAGTCCAGTAATATCACGTATCATTTGCAAATACTGGTTGTATGCAGCTATTAAAACTTGTATTTGATTGCCGCCACCGCCGGGTAATTCTTGTATAGGGACTTTACCTTGATTAGGATCTCCATCTACAGTTAATGATCTACCAATAATAGATCCTGTTTGGAAATACATATTTAAAGCTTCTTGAGGATTATAATTTGTGCCATTCCCAAGATCTATTTCAGCTAAACCATCTGCGTCAATATATACACCTGAAGGTGTCATTCTTTGAATAGCTTGTTGTAACTTTAAATGTGTTAATTGTATTAAATCCGCATAAGGAGTCATTTTTGAAACAAGAGAGGTTACATTACCTTTATATAACCTAGGTGCGCTTACAATATAATTCATTACAACCTTATTGGTATTAGATTGTGGGCGAATCATATTAGTTGCTTTTTCCCATTTTAAAATAATATTTGTTCCTAAAATAAATACACCTTCATATACTACTTCTCTAGTTTGCGCAATTTTTTGAAATCTAGTTCTTTTATCTTTAGGTGGATCAAAAGAATCATCTTTTTTGATAGCCTTACTAGCACCAGAGGAAGTTTCTTTTATTTTGTATACATCATTTTCCCATGTTTTCCAATTAAAATATAATACAGTTAAAGTGTTATAATCATCCTCATAGCTATTATTATAATCACTTATATCATTATAAGATGTATAATTAGAACCTTTTTTAGTTAATTCATATATTTCTTCATTATCTAAATTTGGAAATTGTTTTTTTAATTCGTTAACTTTTATTTTTTTAACTTCCCCAAAATAATAGCAATCTTGAAAATTAGGATCTTCAGTATATGACCAAACTAAATTAGCAGGATCAACATAATCTAAAACAATACCGTCTGTATTATTAAATGTATGTTTTGCTGCAGATATTCCTAATACAGCTAAATCATAATCTAGCCTTCTTTTTAATTCATTATATTTATTTCTTAAAAATATATTATCAATAGCTTGCTCTTGTGCAATTTCAATTCCCTGCTTATAATTTAATTGCATGTAAAGCTCTAATTCTTCTGTATTAGCGGGCAATTCTTCCTTTGGAATATTCCTAGCATTAACACCAAGCTCTGCTTCTATTTGAGTTAATATTTCTTTAGCAGCTAAATCTCTTTGTATATTTTCAACAAACTTTGTTCTTTTGCCTGTAGCTATAGTATCCTGTGCGAAAGCTTTTATTGAAAAAAGTCTATCTTGCATTCCATTAACAACTATATCAACAAACTTAGGAATTATAGGCACAGGTTTCCAATCAAGATTTAAATAAGATAAATCGCCATTTATAGCAAATTCATCTTTATATTTTCTTATTGATTGTTCTCCCCTAGCATAAAGCCGTAGCCTATGATATTCATCCCTAGCTTGAAAATACCTGCCGTTACCTCGGTCTTTATTAAACCAGTCTTGTTCTATTGCCCTGGCCACTTTTAAACCATACTCAGTTGTTTTTTTCTCTGAGTCTGATACAGCTTGGCTTGGAAACTGTGCAACTTGCCCTGTAGTTTTTGCCATATTTATTTAATTAATTCACTTCTTAATCCCTCATTTCTATACTTAGAAAAAGAAAAATCTAATTTTTTTGTTTGTTTTTCCATTGCTGGTCTATACATATGTTTTCTGCATGCCATTATTGCTAAACCACTGCTAATAGATGCATCAAATGCTGTTCTTTTTAATATATCAAATTTCGCCCAATCTTCAAGTGTTCTTTGAAAATACATATTGCCGTGGTCATTTTCTTTTTTACCAACATATTCTTCTATATATGATTCTATAGCCGCGGCGTGAGCTTGCTTTATGTCTTCGGACGTATTAGGTATACCACCTAATTCAAGCTCTGTTTTAGATAAATTAGATTTTAATTTGTCAGGTCTGTTCATTGAGAAGCCTCTATAGCCTCTTCTTTTAAAATAATATAAAAGTCTTGGCTTATTATTTTCAGCTAGTATTGGCATTCCATAAAATGAACATGCCATTAATACATCTTCAAAAAATATCTCGGCAGTTTGAGGTCTCGCAACATATTCTAAAAAAAATTTATTAATGGGTACATCACTGACCATTGAAAAAGTAGTTAACCCATGTAATGCTCCATTCGAACCGCCACCGCCTACTGTGCCCGATATATCATATGAGTCACAACCAAAAGCGCCTAGCCCATCATTTCCAGGATATTTTATACCATTTTTTTCTATTATATTATTCTGTAAATGTTTAGGCGGGATCCAACTTAATTTAAATCTGCCTTTTTTTTGTGGTACCCAAATTGCTTTTGAATCTTTAATACCTTTTTCCCAACTAAAATTGCCTTGTGTAACATGGCCCTTAGATGTCATTTCTTCATTAAAATCTATTTGCTCATATATTTTAGTTAGATTAAATAAAGAATTTAATGTTTCATCTCTAAAAGCATGTTTTTCTGAACGAGGAAATTGTCTATAATATTCATTTAAACTATCTGAATCATTTTTTAAACCTTCGACCTCATTCTCCCAGTGCTCAATAACTCCTGTATATATTTTTTCACCATCAATTCCTTCAACCGCTTCCTGTGGGCTGTTGAAGACAGGATAACCATACTTGTCAATAAATCCTTCGTAGCCCCATTCCATAGGTAAGAACAAAGCATATAATCCGCTTGAAGTCTGACCATTGCGATTTCTTTTTGTAACATCTGAGTCATAATAAAGTTTTTTAAAATTATCACCACCCTTATCTAAAGAATTTGATGTAGATCCCATCATACACTTGCCTACAATTTTTGAGCCCAATCGTAAACAAGTTTTAGTTACTCTCCAATTATTTAAAATATTATCCGGACGCTCCCATTTACCTGATTCATCGTGTACCAAAAGTTTAAGTTTTTCACCGTCGTATGAGTTATCCCCAGTGTTCTTCCAGTCAATAGTAGTGTCAAGTCCTTTCCCAATTTCAATTTCTTCTGTGTCTGTACTTTTGAGGGAATTTCTCGTAAGCTTTCTTGATGGAACTTTATACGAGATTTCTGTTTTTGGTCTTTCCATTCCGTCTTGTATGGGTTTGAAAAAGAACGGGTAGTTTGTGGATATTGGTACAATCTTATCAGTAAACATTTTTTTAGCGTCTGCTCCTGTTTTTGACAGCACACCAAATCTTGAATCTTTAGTAGTCGTTGCAATGTTAACCGCTTCTGAACTTGCCATAAAGGAAAAACCAGACCGTCTGTTTTTGAGATAGCACATTCCATAACATCTGGCATCTGCTTTACAGGCTTCCCAGAAATAAAAGAATATTTTATTTGCTTGTCTAAAGTCGGGCGCACCCACATCAATTTTTGTCCAATTAAGATACATATAGTGCGATCCTGTGAGATAGGTTTTTGTGCCATTACACATGAACCAATAACCATCATTACGGCGATCAAACTCTTCGTTAATATATTTATAATATTTTTCTTTAACATTTTCTTTATTGAGTTTGAAATCATATATACTTTTTATTCTGTTTAAAGATTCAGGCCTTTCCCTTTGTGTAAATATTTGATTTTCTTTTTTAATTTCAAATCCATATACTTTACCAGGGGTTTTAGGTATTGCTATCTTTAGGCCTTGAATTTCATATATATCGCCTATAGTACCATCTTTACTTATTACTACACAGTCTAAATCCTCATTATATCCGTAATAGTATTTTTTATGTTTGTTTTTATTTTTTACTTTTTTATCGTCTAAATGGTCTGTATAAATTGAATATAAATTTTGTTTATACATTATTTAATTCTATCTTCTACACCTAAAAACTTTTCAGATTTATTTTCTTGTTTATCTTCAGATAATTGTTCAATTTTTTCTACAATTTTTAATGAGTCATCAATTGCAACCCATTTTGCTTGCGCTGCTATTTTAGCTTTTTCAGGATCTAATTCTTGTAAATTTATTTCTTGCCTAATAACTTTTTCAAGTTCTATTAAAGCTTTTTCAGCAGCATCAATAATTCTTTGTTTTCTCGCCATAGTTTATACTTATATAATTTGATAAAATTCTGTACAGTTTTTGGCCATCTATATTAAATTCATATTCAGAATTAGGTTTAAACCCCACCAGATCGCCTTCAGACAGCCCTAAACTCTTTAAATACTTATTGCTATGCACAAGCACTCCTTGTAATTCTTTTTCTTTTAAACCGTCCCATTTTGATTCTTCAGTTATTGGTTTAACAAAACAAAAATTATCAAAACAATTCCATTTATTTTTTCTTTTATAAGCAAATACTTCTTCAGGTGAAACAAAATATTCATTTTCTTTTATAAAAGCCGCTGAATTTTTTTCAATGCCTCTTATATCATACCATCTTCTAAATACATTGTGATGTAAAATAACTTCGTCTCCTATTTTAGCGGGTGTTTTTATAAAAAGTGGTGTTGATAATATTTTGCCTATTCTATTGACAAAGTGATAATCTCTTTCTGTTATTTCTGTATTAAGAATTAATTCCTTATTATCTATTTGTTTTGAATTATTGTACCTATTATCACAAGATATAATATAATTATAGATTGATCTCATTCTTTATTTGTTAACCATCCTATAAAACAAAATATAATCCATCCAAACGCTATACTTAGTATTATAAGATCTTCTTTATTCAATTTAATAGTCTAAATTATATTCAACAGATATTGCCATGTTATTATTAAAATGTTTCCATGGTAATACTTCATCATTTTTTTTAATAAATATTTTATATGATTTATCTTCTTCTATAATATCACATATAGTATGTCCTCCATATACTTCTTGGCCTACAGAATAATGCATAGCTTCATTTTTATAATCTTGGCCTATTGATATTTTTCTTATTAGTTTCATTTTTTATTATTTTGTAAATTAAATAAAGTATGAATTATTATAGCAACAATGCCATGTAAAAATATCTTTGGGTAAGCTAATTCTGCAGGAATGACTTGATTAAATACCCCAAACATATATAACATACATGCAAAAGCATTAATACCTATTATTGATTGACCTAACCAATATTTAATGGTATCATTCCAAAAAATTTTTAAGCCTATAAATATTATTATAATTACACTAAATTCAATTAAAAACTGTTTCATTTAATTAATATGTCCAAATTGTTTTTTCGGGAGCGCCTGGATAGCCAATCCCTAAATGTATAAATCCTCTTTTTCTGCTAATACCTATTCTAGTAAAACCTACTTCAATAGCTGCTTTAACTAGTCTAAATGTTTTGCCTCCACTATCACTCACAATGTCTACAGCAGCACCATAAGCGTGTTCGCCTGGGTTTTCTTTCGCGGCTTCTATTGGATGTTCAGGGCTTCGGTAGCTCGACGTAATTTTAATTGGATAACCATAAATTTCTCGCATTTCATCTAACATAGATAAAAGCTTTTCATCCATCATTTCAAAATTACTAAATTCAGATTTATCAAAATATTTCATTTTATTTTCTTAATTTCTGTGTTATGCCTATAATGGTATAAACGATAGTTAAAATTAATACTACAGTCTGTAGCATTGGATTTATATCTGGCAGAAAGGAAAATGTTATTCCGCTTACAGAGATCCCATATATTTTAAGGTCTTGCATTTTTTATTTATGTTTACTGTTTCCAAATACTTTTTCTACTCCGCGCGATCCAAAATAGCCTCCAATTACAATTGTAAGAAGACCGGTTATAGAATCTAAAGGGTAGCCCATATACCAGCCGGCTACATAACTTACTACTAAAAAAACTAAAGTTAAAGGACGAACATTTGCTGCAAGCCATGAACCCGAAGTTGCATCTGCTACCCAACGTCTTGTTGTGCCATCTATTTCAGCTCTTTCAATATCTAATTTTTTAAGCGCAATTTTTTTATCAGCTTCTGACATATCAGAGCCGCCTATAATAGCTTGTATTACAGAACCTACGGGTGTATCACCTGCTATTGCGCCAACGACATTAGGTATTTTTTCTAATAAAAATTTACCAACGCCGGTATCTTTAAAACGTTTTTTAGCCATATTTAATTTTATTTAAATGCCATATATATATGTGGATTTCCATTACCATTAATTGAAGTATCAGTCGTTGCAAGTTGAAAACCATTAGCTAAAAAATTAACTTGATCATATGCTGTTTCTTCTGCTGAATTTGTATCTGCATTTAGATAAGCTGATCTTGGATTTGTTGTATCTCTTACATTATCAATTATTCTCCAATTAGTACCATTCGTATTAGTACATTTTAAAATTACCCAGCTTGGTTCAAAACCTGTAGTAACTATTGTACCTGTTGCACTTCCATTCCCGTTATAACTCCCAATAGAACTATGTCCTGAAACTGAATGCCAACAATAAGCAATGTGGTTGTTTCCGCTATTGTTAATTGTACCATCATTACCTAATGTTATTACAGATGTAGTTGGCTCTGTATTATTAAATCTTGAGGATGTTGTAGTAAAAGCATCATTTAAATTTAAATATAGTAAACCTGTCGCCCCAGTTGCTGATGTATTTGAATAAACAGACCAGTGATAATTTCCTCCTTGGTCAATGTTTTTAAATATTACAAGATCGGGCTTAACTCCAAGTCCATGCCCAATACTTGCACCACTTGTGGCATTTCCTACATATTTTATTATACTAAATCCAGCAGCACGATTTACGCTAACTAAACTTGGAATAGTCCCGTCTGTATTTATAGAAGCTAAATTTCTATCATGATCTAAAGCTTTCCAATTCCATGATACAATTGAATCACTAGATTTATTAATTGAATTATCAGAACCTACTGAAAACCCATCTGCATCAAAAGATGTTAAATAATTTGCACTTGTAAGTTCTTGTGATGTTAAATTAGAATAAATAAATTTTTGTACACCTCTTACCGAATCACCTAAATTATTATTGTCAGCAGTATCTCTTGATTTTATCCAAGTAAAATCCGGTTTAAACCCGACTCCTGTTATAGACTGCGTACCACCATTTCCTGTATATATTTTAGTTTTAAAACTATTAGCTTTGGTCGGTGCTGAAGTATCTGGATTTGCAGCTATAGCCCAAAATAAATAATCTTTCCCATTATGGTTATAATCAACATCGGATGTAACAACTTGAAAACCATTGCTATAAAAATTATGACTAAAAGCATTATTAGTATTTTCTGCTCCTGATGATTGTGCACTTATTCTAGAATTTCTAGGGTTTACAGGATTTCTTTTATTATCTAAAATAACCCAGCCCCCCGTAGGGCTTCCACTACTTATTTTTTTTATTAATACCCAAGCAGGTTCAAACCCTGTATAAACAAAAGGTCCATTAGCGTTTCCATTCCCGGTAAAAGTTCCTATACGCTGATAACCATCTACATTATGAAAAAAATATCCTATATATGTACTTGTGTTATTGTTTGTTCCTGCATAAGATGTTGGAAATGTTATAGTGCTCGAACTTACCGACCATATATTAGGTGCGTTAGTAAGTTCTGCATTTTCTCCATCAAGTATTAAATATCTATCCGGGGCACTTAAACTTGAACTTCCCACAAGCCAATTTTGTGTACCAGTTGTTTGTTTTATTATCCATAAATTTGGAATATTTAACAACCCATGCCCCACTGTTGCACCATTAGATCCATTTCCTGTATATTTAACTATACTAAATCCAGATTCTTGTGATGCCCTTACTGTACTTGTAATAGTTCCATCATTATTAGTTGTATTAGATGAAGCTGCTTTCCAAGCCCATGAAACATAGTTTTCACTTGAAACATTTTGATTGCCTGCGGTTCCGAGTGTAAACCCATTTGTATTAAAGGCCGTTAATGAGCTTTCTGTAAATTCTGCATTAGATAAATTACTGTATAATCCTTTAGTCGCTCCTCTTATTGAATCAAATAATCTGTGATCTCTAGCAGAACCTCTACTTTTAAGCCAAACAAAATCTGGTTGAAAAGTTGTAGTTATAGATCTAGAAGTATTATTACCAGTATATAATACACTATTAAAATAACTTTCAGGAGCTGTTATGGTATTAGCACATTGTATTTCATTATAAAGTGTTGTAACTTCTGCAGCACTAATTGCTTTATTAAATATACGAACTTGGTCCATTCTTCCATTAACATTTTGTTTACTTGAACCATCAGTATAAGCGCCTATAACAAAAGGATGTGCTCCCGCTGTTATAGCGGTTCCTGTGTGTGTATTAAATAATGCTCCATCTAAATACGCTTTAACTTCTGTACCATTTGCAGTAATAACAACGTGAGTCCATTTATTAAGATAACTAGTTATAGATCCAGCATTAGTAGTAGTACTCGTACTCCCATTAGTTGTAATAATATATAAAACATTAGAATTGTGAAACTGTGCTGCAAACCGCCCTTGAAGAGTAGTTCCTGTACTATTAAAATCTCCAAAAAAATATTGGTTAACTCCTCCTGCTGTATTAACCCAAAAAGACCAGCTAATTTGTGTTCCTCCAGGCCAAATTAAACCTGTATTAATTCTGCTACTGCTACCATTAAATAAACCTGCAAAACCGTATTTACCTACAACATTAAAATCTACATCAGTGGCCGTTCCATTATATGAATCAGTTTCATCTGTAGCATCAGCCATTTTATAATATGCTATAGTAGATGGGTCAATTATAGTACCTAGTGCTGCTGTAGTTGTAGTTTCATTATAAAGACTATTTACTTCGCCAGGGCTTAATGTTTTATTAAATATTCTAACTTGATCTAATTTACCTTTAAAATAACAACAATTATAAGCTCCGGGTCTACCTAATGCTAAAGCATCTACTCCCGCCGTACCAAAAGCAACAGACGAAGTATAATCTGCTACGGGTGTACTATTACCATTAATATACATTTTAACAGCAGTTCCATTTAATGTAACCGCTAAATGCGTCCAAGTATCACTTGGAGGAGTATATCCTGTACTTGTTTGACTACTTGAAGAGCCATTACCTATATCAATAAATATTAAATCAGTACCCGTATTATAACGTATATCTATTCTTCTATGGCTTGCAGAGGAGTTCAGATCACTTAACATATAAGTATCCCCAGTTATAACTTGTGATGAATCTTTATAAAACCAAAAAGAAAAAGACATAGTTGAATTTGCAGGCAAAGTTAACCCTGTAGTAATATAACCATTACTACCATTAAATACAGCAGCTTTATCAAACTTGCCTGCAGCATAAGTTACATTAGATGCAGTTCCGCTATAATCATATATTACATTTGTTGCTGTTCCATTTTTTGGAGTTGATGTGTTTAAATCATTTGCATTCCCTTCAAAAGTATATGTTGAAATACAACTATAGTCACCTAAAACTTGTAAAGTATTAACTGTAGTTGTAGTTTCATTATAAAGTGTAGCTATTTCAGAAGTACTTAGTGCTTTGTTAAACGTTCTAAATTGATCAATCTTTCCATTAAAAAATAACAAATGGGCTGTTGATGATGTATAAGTTCCTATTGTATTTTTACCATTCGATGATATATTATTATTAACTGCTCCCGTTGCACCTGTATTAGTTGCTACAGGAGTAGATGACCCATTAACGTAAACAGCCATGCCCGATGTTGAACTTTTAACAAACACAATATGGTACCAAGTATTACTACTAAAAATATCAGAATTTGAATTTGCATTTGTTCCAGTCCCACTTATTGTACAATAAAATCGTACGTCACCATCCCCACCATATGCCGATTGAGATAAAGCCGCTCCTATTCTTATAGGGCTTTGATAATGTTGAAACCAAAATAAACTTTGATCATTTTGTGTTATATCTGCACAATTAAACCAAAGACTAACCGAAAAGTCATTAGTACCAATACCTAAATCTCCTGTTGGAAGATCTATTGCACTGTTTGTCCCATTAAATACACCACCTTTATTAAACTTACCAGTGCTAGATGCAGTATCATTTGCATTATCTTCAAATCTATATAAAGCTGTAGATTGAGTCGTGCCTCCATCTAATATTTGGGTGGTATCTGTAGTACAAGCAACACCGCCACCTGTATTAATAATTTTTTTACCTAACATTAATCGTTAAAGCTATAAGTATATTTTAATATTGATTCAACAGTTGTAAGTGCTGCAACTTCTGCTTCTATAGTATCTACTTTATCTCTAATTTTTTTTCTATCTGCAAGTACACTATCTGGTATTGCAGTACCTAATTCTGATTTTCTACTTGAATACCAGTCAGTTGGTGATAATAAAATATTTGCATCAGATTTAACGGTAACAATAATATCCGCTTTTAATTTATCTTTATTATATACAGATATTGTTTTACCTGTTTCTTTACCTTCTTCGTCTAACTCTGGATATGTAGCATCAAAATCAATATTACTTGTTGTATATGTAAATACTTTATTATCAGCATCCCAAAATATTTGAGATAGCTGTTGTGT